TGATAGTTTCTATAGTATGTCATTTTCCACTAAATCTTTAGGCATATCCAATTTTTGGCATTAAATTCAAAAAACGGCTATAGTGCGTTTTTATAATAAAGGGTCTCATACGACACAAAAATAAAACCGCCAATCGCTGTCTTCTAAACCCCCAGAGCCAGTAGTCTAAGCTTTCTTCTGGGGGTTTCTGTTAAATTAACCCGTCTAATCTAAACGAGTTAATGGAAATACCAAACCTTATTTATTAAATTTTTGCGCCAGTAATCCAGTTATATACTTTGTTCATTGGACGGTTGTTAAAAGTCTCAAGTTCGGCATCAAGATCGTCCATTTTCATTTTTTTGCTCCTTGGCGGTCTGGCATAGTAATCTGCGTAATAAAGCGCATCGAGAATGTCATCATGTCTTGGCTTCGGATGTTCAAACACTTCATCCACCAATTCGGTCATTTCTTCTCTAACATATAATTTTTTACTGTTTATCATTGGACCAAGCGCTGTTTCGAGCCTGTCTTGCTTTTTTATGCCAGGTGGGGGCTTAACCCCTTTGAATATCCCAGGCATCAGTCTTCTTTCGTTTGCCGACAGCCTAGTGACCATATCCCTGACCATTTCCTGTGCAGCCACCGTTTCAATCGTCACCCGCTTAACTGGGTGATATTTCTTTGTCATTTCTATAATTTTAAGCGGAACATCGAAAGTTGGTATCCTTTCTCTGAAATATTCCAAAACATACCGATTATTGTTTGAATCAACGGCAATAGCCAGAATAACCTGATAATCCGAGGTTGCTGAGGCGGTTGCGGCTAGATCAACGCCGATATATACATTAACTGGAATTGCATTGTCTCTGTCTGCAATATACCCAAATTTGTTTTCACACTTATATTCATACGCATGATGCTGTATGCGGTCAATCTTGAATGCAGCAGACCCGATATCTCTAGCATCGTTCATATACTCCTGAGCAAACTTATTTACAAGACCAGCTCCGATAAACTCTTTTTTCTTCGTTTTCAGCTTCGCAAGGGGAAATTGATCCGCCCAAGCTGGTTTTCCGTCCTCGATGGCTCGCATAAAGGTCAGATCCCAAGTATAGCTTGTCTCGTTTTTCTTTGCTTTGTTATATCCGTCGCATATCATCTGTAAAAAACTGTCAAAGTGTACAATGGTCCCAGAAAGCCATATCCAGCCTTCATTGCCTGGTGTTTCCTCTAAAGCAGGATAAACCGTCGAAACCACCCACTTTTTAATCTCCGATCTTCTTTCTGGTGTTTTTGTGTTCAATTCAGACTCAAAGTCGTCTAAAATGATGCCAGTATACCTTACATCCACCTCTGCACGGCCCCTCAGCCTCTGATTGGTGCCTTTTGCTATGATTCTGTCCCCTTTTGCAGTAACTAAATCTTTTTCTGTCCACCTCTTGCCAATGCTACCGCCATCAAGATTCCCGAAATAATATTTGATCATCTTGTTTTCTTCAAAGTGCTGGCGAATGTATTTGATGTGATCAATGGACTGGCCCTGTTCTTCGGATACCCAGGCGAAGAAGTGTTGCTCATCTGCTCCAGAAAAGCAAAATTTGTGCATAATTGCTGCTTTTGCCAGAATTGACTTACCAAACCCACGGGGAAGTATATTACAGATTCTTTGCCCAGGAACGGTGGATATCAACTTTTCGGCAACAGTATAGTGAAATTGTGGGGATTTGCTCTTTTGCAAGAAATCTTTCGGTAAAAACGCCTTCCCAAAGAAAATAAGGTCTTTATACGCCCTTTGTAGAACCTCGTCCTTTTCAGCCATTACAGATGGCGGCATCGTTATATTGAAGTCAGCCTTTTTCATATATGCCCCACCTAACTTATTTCCTCTCTCCGTGAATGTACGAATGCCAATATCCTTGCGGTCTTTTAACTCCAAGTTCTTCTTCAAACTCCATTCTTTCTCTCCACTGACCCATAACTTCGGTCTCCTTTGCTGGTTTCCCGTGTTTTGAGTCCCACCAAGAGATCTCTGGGTATCCAGCGACCTTTCCTGTTATAAATCTGTTTGGATGCAGGTCGTGTTTAAACTTTGATGACCAGTGCCCTCCTTTTCCAGCTGGTATTTCCTCTCCAGCTTCATAGGCGCCTTTATAGTCATAGTAATGTAACGGGTCTTCTGGGTTTTCGCCGTAATCGTGGATTTTTAAAACATCTTTCCACCACCCCTTAAATCCTTTTTTCTTTTTTTCTTGTTGGTTCCCGTTCATATTTGACTCCTTCCCCCTCTTGTATGACATAATTAATTTCTCCCCATTTTTGTTTCTTTGGATAACTCGGATAGGATAGCCTGTTTACACTTACGAGCAGCTTCCGCAAAGCAGTTTTTCCTTTCCATATCTGGGAAAATCGTCATAATAAGTAATCGAACCAGAATCAGCGACATCTTTATAATATTTAGTGTCATAACAACGATGGCACGAAGGACAAAACTTAATCGTTCTATCGGTGATTTTTCCATCCCAAGTTGAGTCTCCCCCACTTTCTACCTTAGAATCACTGCTTGTCGCCTGTTCCAATGTCGTTTTCGTCTTTAATAGCTGTCCTTTCTTCAAATTCCTTCAACCTTTCCTTGGTAAATCCAGTGAATGTCTGTCCGAGCACAGAAAGTGTCTGGGTTTTTTCCTTTGGCATCATGCCTCTCAGCTCGGCAGCAAGCTTAAGATAGTTAAATTTCACCGAACCTCTCTCCGCACCGATGCTTTCAAACATCTCTTCAAGTATAAAGTCCTCTGTTAGGTTAAGTTTATCCATTTTATCTGCTAATTTTTCATCCACGATCTTTTTTATCCTTTTCTGTTTAAGTAGCCAGGTAGACCTTTCCCTGGCATATCCAACATTGTTTGTTTTAAAAAGGTGCATATAGGCCACTTCTTTAGGTACATAGCCAAAAATCAGGTTTACGAACATAATTTCCATCTCATTGGGGACTTCTCTGTCACTATCGTCCCATGGATATTTCTTGGAAAAGCTGTACACTGTCTTGTGTGGTTCACCTGAAATAGGGTTATTTCCCTTATACGGTCTAAATTGACCAAGGGGAGTGCGTATATAGGGAGAACTCTTCCCAATCCTTCCTTTTTTGACCACTTGGCTCATTACACCATTGCGAGCTTCTACCCAATCTCCCTCTTTTGCGGTCCCCGCATCTGAAATACTTGCATTTTTATGGACTTTTAGCAAATCTGCCTTATTTTTGTAGGCATAATGGGTTTTTCCCTTAATTTTCCTATGGAACACGGGGTCAGCGCACCCGACCTCACGATCATTGTAATGATCTAACTCTATATCCCCCCGACTAACCCCTGTTTCCATCTACCTCGTCTCCCCATACAAAACATTTACCTTTCTGTATTTCGATTGTTTCGACTTGGAAGTTCCCATTGCCGTGCCATGTGATAATTCCAAATGCATGATTCCAATTATGTAGTCTGCCTTTCAGCCATCTGTTCTTTTCAGCAGACATATCCTTAAGACAGCCCATGCTCCAAGCACCAATAGTACCACTATCGAGCTTAGTAAGTGAATGACGCTGAATATCATGAGTATGACCATAAACAATATTGCTGCCATAAGCCTCAAGGTGTTTCTTAGCGTGGTACGCTGTTGCATAGGCTCCATGTATAAAATTTAATTTACCTAACTTTAGGGGTTTGTTATAACCGTAAAAGTGATATCCCCGTTTTTTTAAGTTACAGCACTCTTCAAAGGCAAAATGGCTCATATAAGGGTATCTTTCTACGAATCGGTTGGTCCAATCGTCGTGATTACCCTCAAGCATATACTTATTCGTACATTTTACCTTATCCAGGGCCTTATCGAACAGATCTAGGCCCATATTGACATCATCGATGTCTTTTTCGATTATGGGTATCTGGTATTCCAGAGGCGGCTGTTTCTTCCCCTTCCACTTCCATGCTGAAACTGACTCCCATTCGCCTACATCACCGAGATTTACGAAAGAATCGGGTCTTACGATCTCGATTGCGGCTAAAACGCAGTTTACGGCAGGGGCGTCATGGATTGGAAAATGCTGGTCTGGAACAATAATTGCAAGTTTAGGCTTCGGCCTCATGTGGTATGTGGTATCCTGCGACTAAAAGAGGTATCTCTATGTCTCTAATGGTGTCCAGAAGCTCTTCTAAGACTTCTGGGTCACCGCTTTTTTCAAATATAAAGGCCACTCTTTTTAGTTCAATCAGGCTTTCACCCAGACTTAGTTCCGTTAGTAGTGGATTTTCCACTAGTTTTATTCTGTTTGGCATTTTTCTCTTTAGAATCCTGATCTTCAAGGGATTTAGATGGTAGTTGCCTGGAAAGCTGACCCTCATAAGCACCTTTTGTTATCTCCAAAAAGTGTGCTTCATTACGGCGGTCATTGATCTTTGCATTTAACTCCTGTACGACGGCAAGAGCAGTCCGTGCATCGGCACTTAGGCTGTCTACATCGTATTTTTTACCATCTACTTCTATTGTTCGTATATCCTGGCTTGGCATCAATTTGTCTCCATTTATTGGTTTTTGAAGTTAGTTCTTAAATAGTGGGCGGAACAACAAAGAATTTCTTTTTTTAAAATTTTTTTTTGTTTTGCAGGTTTTAAAGCTATCTTTTCCCTACTATAGTATATACTATATAGTAATAACTATAGTATACTATTGTAAATACAAGATAGTTAATACTATAATAAGAGTAAATACTATAAAAGAAGATTTAATACAATAACCAAGATAACTATATTTCTTTCTCTTTTATGTTACTTTTCTCTTTCTTTTTTTTACCACTTAGACCACTTCTAAAATTTTTACAAAAAATATATGTGATTATGTCCCAGTCTCTTTCGTTTATAGGGTGGTCGGGTCTTTTCGTGAAATTGAGAATGAGTCTCAAGTTCAAAAAGTCATTCCCGTTTTGATTGGGGTTCGAAGTTTAATCCGATCCGCTCCGATCCCCGCTCACTTGATCCGATCCCCGCTCACTTGCTCCGCTCAGTACTGGCTCCGCTCCCTTGCTCTAACTTGTGCGCTAATGAGATCCAGTCTCAATAGTAGCATCAATGTAATGTGTCCGCAAATCCGCCCATATCGGGCACTTGCTGATCCAGGCGGGGTGATGTCTGCCTAAGCCAAGAAACCAGGGATATGACCCCATATAGGGGCTCCTGGCAGCATTGTGTAGCCGTGCGTCTATCCTACCTATTCAAGCTATACTAATGATC